GGTGCGGCGATACTGATCCGGCATCGGCAACTTATGGCGCAAGACATACTGACCAATGCGCAGGGCTTCAGCGATGTTTCCGCAGTCACAGCACCAGATCATGACGGTGGTTAACACGTCGTCAGACTGGCCGGAATCTGCCGTAAGTACGCCTTCGATCCACGGCTGGTAGTCCGGCAGCAGTTCGCGTTTTAAATCCGCTTTAGCCTTCTGGGACTGGACACGGCTTAAACGGGCTTTATCCAGTCGCAGGCGGTGAAGCATGGTTTCGTAGGCCGTCATTTCAAGCTGCGACGGCTCACGGCTGGCGTGGCGGCGTTCAGCCATCACGCGGTTAAAATGTTGTTGAGCAGGTGTCAACATGATGCCCCCAAAGCGGCCAGCAGTTAGCTGGCCTGCGCTGATTTATGGTGCCGGTGCTGGTTCGGCGGCGGTAATGCCTTCGATCAGACAGCCGAAGCCGTAATCTTCAACAACATAGGCATCATTTGACGAACTGTAAGTAGAGACGCGGTTATATTCCGGCTCTTCCACAATGCGGCGACGGTGCGCACCTTCCTGCCAGTAAATCGACAGGTTTTCCCACGAAGTGATAAACATGCTGCCATCAGGGAAGAAAGGCGCGATGAACGAAGGCAGGTTGCCGATCGTCTTACGCGATGCGATCAACTGACCGGCCAGCGCTTCGGAGTTCGGGTTATTGGTGCTGACAGCGTTGATGATCGGGAACGAACGGCTAACCGTCAGGTTACGACCGGTGATCACCACCAGATTGGGCGAATCTTTGTACCACTCGTCCATCAGTGAGTTAACCGCGTCATAAACCAGCGAGTCGTAGTTACCGTAATCACCTTTAGCGATCACCTGGTTGGAATCGTCGCGGCTGGTCACGGTGATATCTTTCATTACACGTTGCGGCGCGTTTGCGCGGTACTGTTGCAGCCAGCCGATGCCACAATCCTGCAAAAGCGGGTTGGCGTTGCGGTCTGACTTATCCGCGTAGCTGGTTCCGTTAAAGCCGATCATGATGCGATCAAGCGCGATACGCTGGATGATCTGATTGCTCAGACGCTGCTGGAAATCGGGGAATTTAGCCCAGGCATCAAGCTGCGCATAAGAGGCGAAAGTATCCGCGTTCACCTTATTACAGGTGTACTTGTTTGAATCCAGCGCCGTGACGGAAACAGGCTGGCGGCGATCGGTGGTGGAATTGTTGGTGCTGGAGATCGGGCCGCTCACACCCAGACCGATTTTTTCACCGGACTGATCGTTAACGCCGTAGATATTAATCTTCTTCAACATTTCGGAAGACTGCTGCACCTTGTCTTCAAGCGTCTGCTCAACGCTCGGATCAATGCTGAACGCCTTTGTTACGTGGGACTTATTGATGTGATTCAGTTCAGCTTGTCGCTCAAGATACGCATCAAACAATTCACGGGTAGAATTACGCATAGTTATATTTCCTGTACTGTTCCTTCGTTACTGGCGGCGATCAGCAGTCAGCAAGCTGGGCGTTAGATTTTTCAGTTGCGCCGGTCGCTTCCGGGCGGCGGTATTTACTGGCGTCCTGGGTAGAAAGCTGCGCTTTCATCTCGTCGAACTCAGAGCGCAACTTATCCACCGCTTCGGCGGTCTGCTTGTTCTTAAGCTGCCCTGCGCTCAGTTTTTCCATCTTGTCCAGCAATTCACCCTGACTTTCCGCTACCAGTTCAACCGCCTGGCGGATATCGCCATTTTCACGATCGAAGTGCTGGCGGGTTCCGGTCAGCATTTCCTTGATACGGGAAAAGAAATTCTTCCCGGTGTCGGACGCTGGCGGCTCTTCCTGCGCAAATTCGAGGGATGATTCCAGGGTTTCAGTGAAGAAGCATTCAGGTGCGTAGTGACGCGCAGCCAGTGGGTTGGCGCTGGCGTTCTGGGTGCAAAACTTCATCATTTCGGTGCCCAGGCTCGCCGGGTTATCGGTACAGGCCAGCCCCATAAGGTAGGCTTTTCCGGTGTCGGCAAAGGACGGATGCACCTCAATGCTATGGTAGATTTTCTGGCGTTTGCCTTTCAGTTCTACCAGTTCGTCCGTGGCGTCCACCTTCACCAGAAGCGCCAGTTTGCCCTTTAGCGGGCCCTCGGCAATCTCTTCTGCTTTGGCTTCAACCACGTCACCATACGCGCGGAAATCGCTTGTCGGCGACCAGCCTAAAATGTGCTCCAGATTGACGCGGGCGCCATATACCTGGGGATCGTACTGTTCGGCCATTTCGGTGATGTGCTGACGTTCCAGTACTCGACCGTCACAGGTTGCGCCCTCTACTGCGGCGCGGAAAAAATTTGTCATTGGCATGGTGACAAAGCTCCGGGTTGGTAAGCGATTGATATTAACCAGTGCCCCAATCATTCCCTTTGCGGCCGGAAGGCGCAAAGCCTTCACTTTGTCGGACTCAGGCGACAACCAGCGGCGATATTGTTGCGCGCGCGAGCGCGATAGCCTGTTGCCATGAATACAGCCGAAGACCTCAGCACAAAAGCCAAAAGCCTCTACTGGCAGGCGTTTAGCATCACTCAGATTTCTAAGGAAATCGGGGTGAGCATTAACACGATCTACAGTTGGCGCCGCCGCTATGAATGGGATAAAGCTACCCCCATGCAGCGGGTGCAGGATCGCACGCACGTTCGTTACCTGCGCCTGGTGGAAAAGGACGACAAAACCCCGAAGGACTTTAAAGAAATTGACCTGCTGGCGCGCCAGCTTGACCGCTTTGAACGGCATGAGCGACGCGACCAGGAGAAAGAGAAGAAGGCGAAGACCCCGAAAAACCATTTCACCGAAGAACAGATAACTCAGCTTCGCGCCCTGATCTTTGATTCGCTATACGAGCATCAAAAACGCTGGTTCAAACAGTGGAACCGGCGTAACCGCTTTATCCTCAAATCGCGCCAGATTGGTGCCACCTGGTACTTTGCCCGCGAAGCGCTGTTGCGTGCGCTGGAAACCGGAAATAATCAGATATTCCTGTCAGCCAGCCGCGCCCAGGCGTTCCAGTTCAAGCGGTTCATTCAGAAGCTGGCAAGGGAAATAGGAGTAGAACTTAAGGGCGGTGATGCCATTGAGTTAAGCAACGGTGCGATCCTGTATTTTCTCGGCACCTCCGCCGCGACGGCCCAGAGCTACACCGGCGATCTGTACCTTGATGAAGCCTTCTGGATCAGTAATTTCATCAAACTGCGCTCGGTGGCCGCAGGCATGGCGACACAAAAAGGACTGCGCCGCACCTACTTTTCGACGCCTTCCAGTGAAGAACATGAAGCCTATCCCTTCTGGACTGGCGATCAGTTCAATGAAAGCCGCCGCCGATCCGATCGGGTGGATATCGACACCAGTTATAAGGCACTGAAAAACGGCAAGCTATGCGGGGATAACATCTGGCGCCAGATAGTCACGCTGGAAGACGCCATGAAGCTCGGTTTCGATCTGGTTGATATTGATGAAATCCGTAGCGAAAACTCCCTTGACGAATACGCCAACCTGTACGGATGTACCTTCGTTAAAGCAGGGGAACGCGCCTTCGACTACAACACAATTTTGGGCTGCGGCGTTGATGGCTACATGCCGGACGCGTGGCCGGACTGGAACCCGTTTGCACCTCGCCCGCTGGGTAATCGCCCTGTCTGGGTTAGCTATGACCCCAACGGCAGCAGCGGCAAAGGCGACAGCGCCGGGCTGGTTGTGCTGGCCC